GCTGTTGGTATGGATGCTGTTTTGCTGTTAAATAATCTTGATATTTCTCAGACAGTTTTGCTTGCTCCAAAGCTTGCTGTTGCTGACCAACATTTTGCATAGCGTTGATAATCGCTTGCTGTTGCTGCATTTGCTCTTGACCAATAGATCCTAATTGACCAGCGGCTTGTAGCTGTGCCTGCAATCCTTGCAAACCAAGACCAGCACCGTACTGGCGTGATTGCTCCATCGCCTGCTGCGCTGCCATCTGACGCTGTGCTTCTGTGTTGTACAGATTCTGAGCTTGCTCGTATGCTGCTTGCATACCTTTTTGCTGAATCTCACCCTGCTGCTGCGCTAGGTTACGTGCAGCTTCGGATTGCATGATTGCCTGACGAGATCCGCCATAAGCACCAGACTTAACAGCACCTGCTTGTAGCTGTTGGTTAGCTATATCAGCTTGACGTTGCGCCTCACGATTCTGAATGTCGATAACATTCTGCGCGTAAGGAGACATATACATACCAGCCACACCAGGCTGAGTAAAACTTGCAGTACCAAACTGTTGAGGCGTGTAGTTAACAGCGCCACCTTTCAAGCCAGCATTGGTTGCAAATTGAGCTGCTGTTCCTAGCTGCTGCGATGGCTGTAAATTAGACGCAAGATATTGAGCTGTCTTTTGTGGATCAGTAAACCCAGCAATACGCGACGCACCAAATGTTTGAAACGTATTTGGGTTTGTAGGGTCAAACGGAATATAGTCTTTGTTAGTTGTAGCTAAAGCCTTGTCAGCCATACTCATAATCATTGGCTGCAATTCTTTAGGATACGTAAGATTCGTATTCGTGGTTGAGCTAGGCGTAGAAGGCGAACCACCGCCGCCATAAATACGACCGCCTGGCTTTGACCGCGTTACACTTTCACCTAGCGGTTCTAATGCTGCTTCAAGTTGTCTGCGCGAATAGTTCATGTTTACCTCTACAGTATCTTTGTGTACAGCTTGTCAGAATGTTTGTATCCCAAGTATTCAAACAGCTTCGAATTATCTAAATGTATCTTTGTGTGCATGATGATTCTATTCACACCAGCTTCTTTCAGCACTTTCTCTGCATACTGAAACAACCGTATTCCTATCCTGCCTTTGCGGTACTCCGGTTTAACGTAGTAAATATCCTCAAACGCTGTGATGCAAGTTTTGTAGTGCAAGTGCGGCTGGATAATAAAGATGATGTAGCCAATCAATTCATCTCCAGCACTTACTGTTACTGCCTTCAACATCCCTAAGTCACACATGTACTTGTACTTGTCATAGTCAGGCACAAGCGGAAAGTCTTTGGTGACACACAGCTCATCATAATGCGCAGGAAATAGTTCCTGCATTTCCATCAGAAAAGCAAACGGGTTCACTGTTTCGTATCTAATCTCATTCATGCGGGCAGCATTTTATCTGCGCCACTTTTTACAGCTACCTTATTCTTACCTACGGTTCTTCTGCGGGCTTGTTGAACACGGTTCATCATTGCATACAACTTACGTGCGCCAGCATCTGTAGAGCCGTTTCCAAGTTCAGACACAATACGGGCTGGGATAACAAACTCACCATCAGCAAGACGGGCAGGCTGGCGGTCGCCAATAGAAGCAGGAATAGAATCGCTAACTCCATCTCCTGGGCCACGTAGCAATCTTCCACCATCGGAGTAACCTCCTAAGTTGTAACCAGCAATACCACCAGTAGCCATTCCTAATGCGCTAGTTACAGTAGTGCCTGTGGTATTACCAGTAGCACCGTATCCACTAAGTTGTGCGCGACGAAGCATCTCAGCTTGCAATTGTTCAGGAGTTGCTAACGTAGGATCAAAGCCGAATTGATTTGCTGTGGTTGTTGGAAGACCAAAATCTAATCCGCCTTGTAATGGCGCAGCTTTTTGTGCAGCTAAACTCGCTAAATTTTGAATCCCAAGCTGTGAATTAAACCAATCAGGAGTTATCGGGAAAGCTCCAGGAACATTGATTGTGCCTCTGCCTGTTGGATCTTGCAGACCCGACAAACCAGTAGCAGCCCCTGTAGTAGCACCAGAAACACCGCTAGTACCTGCTGCACCAGTAGCGCCAGCAACACCTGTATTTGCCGCAGTTGTACCAGCAGTAGTGCCAGTAGTAGTAGCAGGAGTAAAGCTTGTAGCTGTTTTCCCTGTGTCTGCTGTATAGGTAACACCTTTGCTGCCTTCTGCTAATTTATTCAGGTACTCATCGGTGCCTTTTAATTTAGCTGTCAAGCTATCTAATGTTTCATGCGCGCCAGTGTATTGATTTAGCTCGTTTCTATCTGGCGAACGACCGTAAACATTGCTGAACACTTTAAACACATCATCAACTTTCATTGATGTGGCTTGTTTTTCAGCTTCTGCTTGCGTGTCTGCTTCTGTTTTTTGTTGCTCAGTAAATTTATTTTCAGCAATTTTATTTACGTTATCAAGGTATGCAGGTCTGTTAACAATAACCGATTGCAACTTTGCCCACGAATCAGGGTTTGAATTTTTTATAGACTTAAGCTCACCGGCAGTTGGCTCTTTGCCTATGTAATACTTAAAGTTGTCTTTGATATCGTCATCAGTAAATGATGCCTTAGCCTTGAAGTCAGGTCGGCTTTGAGCAAATTTTACAATTTGCATACTTGTCATAGGCTTGCCTACAAGAGCATCTATTTCTTCTTCAGTAGGATCGCGACGAAGAGCATCTTGGAAATGAGCTTTAACATCTTCAGGTTCTACAGTTTTCTTGGTTTTATTATCATACAAATAATTCACTGCTTCTTTTGTGCTACCAAACTTTTTGAATTCAGTAACAGGCGGCAGATCCTTGGTTGCAACGTAATTGCCTTTTTCGTCCACAACAAGATTTGGTGTGTATGTTCCTTTCTTTTCTGGAACAGCAGGACGAGTATTTACTTGCGGCTTAATAGTGCTTCCGTATTGCAAGCTTGTATTTTTCTCAGCAGGTTTGCTTACTGCTGCGGCAGGTGCTTGCTTTGGAGCTGGAGTAACTGGCTTGGGTGTTGAAGCAGCAGGCGCAGCTTTTGCGGCAGGAGCTTTTGCAGCCGCAGCAACAATAGATCCTATTCCAGTTGGTGTTGATGGGGCAGTAGATTTTTGACCAAATATAGAACCTAATCCACCACCACCACTTGATGCTGGCGCTGCTGGTTTTTTAATTGGGCCACCACCACCAAACTTTTGTTCACCAGTATATGGATCAACGCGCTCGTAGCTCTCAGGCTGGAATACGTTCTGCGAGATAGGATAGTTTTTAGGTACGGCATATCCATAAGGCTTACTGTTAGCCATAGGATAGTTAGTGTTAGCACCGACAGAATTTTCTTGCGACATTTGTTCTACCGGCTGATTAACAAATCCACCATCGGCAAACGCAGCGCCTGGACGATTTTGCATGTAGCTGTAGTACGCAGGATTTATGGTTTGATAGTTACTAGTTTCTTTAGGAGCTTTCTGTTCTTCGCGTGACAACATGAGCGCAGAAAGACCACTAGCCGCCAAAGGAATTTTATACTTATCAAAAAATTCTTTTCTGTTTTTTTCAGCATCTGGGCCAGAACCAAGCATATCCCAAGCTTTACCAGGCAAGCTCTTCAATTTATCAAACATGGTGGCGTTTTCTACAGATGTGGCTCCAGGTGTTGATGTTGGTAAATTAGAAGCAACTACAGGAGTAGGATTTCGTGCCATGTAGTCTGCATATGCCGCCTGTCCTTGATTCATAGTAGTAACAGGATTAGGCATTGCAGGGGCTAGAGGAGGAGCAGCAGTTGTTCCTGTGGCTCTTGCTATAGCGTCAGCGGTTGGATTTAAAGTGCCAGCAGTTTGTGCCGCGTTAGCAAAATTTGGTGTAACTCCGCTCCACGTTGACGCAGCAGCAGGGGCGGCTGCATTTGCAGCAAACGCCCCACCTATATTTTGACCAGCTCTTAGCGCAGCATCCGCAGAACTAATAGGAGCGGACATAGCACCTTCAGCACCCGTTGGCCCCATAAATCCTTGAGCAAGGCTTGCACCGCCATATGCTCCCATACCCATCTGCAAACCCTTCATCAAACTACCTGAAGTAGCAGTGCCAATAACCGTTGTTGCTGCCGCCATTTGCATTGGGGAAATAGGAACACCCATTGCAGTTGCTGCGGCAGATGCAACCATAGGCAGAATGGCTGATAGGAAACCAGCTTCTGGTAACCCAGTCTCAGGGTTGACAGTCAGAGAACCACCGTGCGCCATGGCTAGAGATTGCAAGCCGTTGACCTCACCTGGGGTCATGTGTACAAGTACCTTGTCCTCGCCTCTACCGGCGGTCTGGAGATGGTTAGCTAATGTGTGCAGGCTCATGTTAAGACACCTTTATCTTTAATGCAGTTGTTGCAACGTCATAGTAGACATCGCCTATTCGTAATCTTCCAGCAGCTTCGTCTACGCTTGTAGCAAAACTGACCACGGTGTTTCCTGTTACTGGATCAGTGGTGCTGAAATTTAGTGCAGCAATAACTGTATTGCCGGTTCTTTGTGCAGAGCCAGCACTTACGCCAGGAGTATCTAATTGCGCAAAGTACAGGCGCAAAATGTTGTTTAATGTGTCTTGATAAGTTCGGCTATATTCTACCGGAGCTATTGGTAATGATGGCGATTTTGTGGTACCAGTTGACATACCTATCTCCGACCGTCGCTGCGCACGTCAATCCTTGGCGCACCTAATTGCCACTGACATCCCAACTGATCCGAGCTAATCCTGAACGCCATCTGCCTACCGCGTAGTCTGGTGTACACAATCTGCGTAAACTCCTGCACGTTGTAGTTCTTCACCGTGTTGTACGACTGAGCTGACTGTACCGTAGGCGTATCTGCCGTGCCATACGGCGCACCAGGGTTCTGGCGTGGACGCAGACTAAATGTTACCTCTGGTTTGTCAGGTGAAGACGTAGTAGACCCGTCAAACGTAATGTCAGGGATCATCCTCCACACAAAACCAAAGTTGTGACCGTCGCCAATATCAAAGTCAGAAGACTGGATGAACGAAGTGATAGGCAATACTGTGCCGTTTACCTCTACATTGTTAGTGCCGCTCTCGTGGTACACAACTGTGTTCTGATATGTAGCGCCCATAGGATACTCGCGCAGCGGGCTATCATTCCAAGCAGTTCTACCCAGAGTGCCGTAGTACCAAACCTGATCCAGATAGTTGTAGATCACATACTTGTCTATGGTTGTGGAGTTAGCCGAGCAGTAGAACCACCAAACCTCACTGAATCCTTCGTTCGTGCCAGCAAAGAACTGATAGCTCTGCTGCAAGTTAATGTCGCCGAAGACGTATTGGCGAAGTGAACATGGAAGAGTTTCCACTCGACCGGTGTAGACGTAGAACTTATCCACACCCATCCAGTACGTTAGGTTGTTAGCTGTTGCTACCGCGTTCGGGCCGACGATAGATATATTGTCAGACAGGATGTTAAATCCCCAGACATACGGTGGGCCAAGATACTGCATAGAAAACAGCGCAGCGTCTGTAAATACTAGAATCTCTTGGCGTGTCTGCTGGGCGGTAATAATGGTAGAACCGCTAGACAAGCGGTAGCTACCAGCCTGATTAGTAATAGCTGGTGCCCATGTCTGATAGTCTTCCTGCGCAGACCAGCGAATTAACAGCGGGTCTTGGATAGTTTGACCGTAATCATTAACGCCAAACGTAAGCACAAACCGCGACGCATCTGACACCATGACAAAGTTACAAACAGATGGGCAGCTTGTATCTGTTTGGTATATGCCAGAGCTGGTAGATGAAAGTAACTTAGCTCTATCCGCAAACTGCAAGTTTCCTGACCCAGAGTAATCTGGAACCCACAGGTATAACGCGCCGCCGCGAGGATTGATGATCAGGTACTCACCGTAGTTAGTCTCTGACCATATACGTGGTTGCTGTGCAATACCATACGCAGCAGACTGACCCCATCCTGTAAACGTGACAGCGTTGTACACAGCAGTATTTGCAGGGAATGCCGTAGGTATAGTTCCACTATAACCACGAGTAGCGCCTGTAAATGTAGTGGCAGTATTCCCAGTGTACGTAGTTAGTTCGCTGTTACCAATCATCAGGGTGCCAGTAGCGTTGGCAAAACCTGTGGTTGATGTGACGGAGATTGTCGTATTACTGGTACTTAGTGGCAGACTTAATTTTGTCTGGGCTGTACCATATACAAAGCCGCCATACAAACCTGCGCCCCAGCCAGTCAAGTAACCGAACGTAGCCAAGCCGACGTTAATTTGATACGCCGCTGTAACAGTCCCGCCGCCAGTAGTAGATGCGTTAGCTGTAGTTGCAGCCGTAATTTGGTACGAGTTAGTGTCCACGTTGGACATAACATATTCGTTATTAAGATCTAACCCTGCTACCGCAGATGCACCAGAAAATGTTACGTAGTCACCGTTAATACCACCGTGACCAGCATCGGTAACAGTTACCGTAGCTGACCCGCTAACAGTCGTAAAAGGATTGGTTAATACTGCTGTCTCGCGGATAGGCGTGATGTCGTGATAAACACCACCGCTCTCTACGTAGTATTTAACATTGGTGCCGACACCCAGCAGGTTGTACCCGCGCAGAGTTACCCAGTTCCACAAGGAACGAGCAGTGCCTAAATATGTATTGCTGGAGAGAGGTGTCCATCCGCCAATCTTCTGGGGATATCCTGAACGAAATCTAACCTTATCGCACTCAAACCAACCACCTTCGTTAGCGAGCGTTGTGCCTTCCCTGTTGACGCCTGGACGGAGTTGCAGTTTCTGTAATGGCATTTTTATCCACCCAAGTACAAAGCGCGCTCATCACTGCGCCGATTAACCAGTCCTTTTAGTACCTTCCCGCCAGCTTTCGTATACTTCAGAAACTCATCGGCGGCTCCTGTGTAGTCGCCTCGGTTGTGTTTCTGTCGCAGTGTGCTGCGTTGTAAAGTTCCTAAGCCTACATTGAAGCTAAAACTGACCAAAGCGTCCATCCAGCCTTGACGAGTGCCAGCGTTAGGACAATATTTAAGAACTCCGCGCTCGAACCTCTCAAGGTCTTTTGCAAGTATGGCATTCACTTCTTCCATTGTAAATGTCCGGTTCCAGCCTTCAGGACAAGGCAAGCCTACCCTGTCTTCAATCTTTAGCTTGCCGTGGTTTGGATCAATCACATGCCCAACCCCAATTGTCCACAACTTAGCAGGGCATTGGTAAGGTTTAGTCCTTACCCCCTCGTGGTGGGCAATCATCTTTAAAGCCTTGGAACTTATCATTTTCCAAACGCCCGTCCGCCAAAGTGGAACGCTATGATGCTTGCAAACAAAGCTTGGGTGTCGTCGTCCCATAACATGTTTGCTAAATCTTTAAACTCCACACCGCGATTCCAGCCGTAGAAGAACAAGCCAATCTCTACTAACATCAACAAACCAAAGAAGCCATACGTAATTGTTGGGCGCACACCTGTGCGGTAATTAACCATCCATTGACTAGCACCTTGACCAATTGCAATGTCGTGGGCGTAAATGGCTTCCATCTCAGATTTCTGAGCGTCGATTAGCGAGACTTTCTCCGCAGAAGAAGTTTCGGTCTTTATTTCGTCAAGCTTGATGGCTTCAATTTGTGCTTGGGCAGCGTAACCAGCTTGGAGTAACTGTAGCTCTCGCTCAGTCTGCATCTGAGCTAGTTTTAGCTCATGGCTTTTATCTGCACGATCTTGGAAGAAATCTAGCACTTTGGGCAGACCGCCCATCAGAAACGATATTAACGATGAAAGTAGTGTCAGCATTATTTTTTTCCTCTCTCTTCCATCAACTTAACCCTTACCTGCAAGTCGTGGATTTCTTTATAAATTTCTTCTTTCATTGCGTGTCTGCGCTCTGCCGATATAGGGCTATCGGTCGGTATACCCTGCGATGTAATTAACGCTGGCATCGAACCTTCAATTTTTGTTAGGCGTTCAGAAAAACTATTAACCTGACCAAGCAACCAAGCAAGGCACATAACTACAATAGGAATAACTGCTTTTAGTACGTCTGACCAACTCATTATTCCCCCTGCAATTCTAAAAGTATCTTTGCGCGTAATTCGCGCATCTTCCTTGTTTCTTCCATCGCCCTAGCCGTAGCGTTGTTCATGTCCATATACGCTATCCCCATTACTGGCAACACTATAACTAGCACAATACACAAGACCAAAACGGTGATGAGTAAACTCCACGGTATGTTTGGCTCGTCCTTATCAGAATCATCACCCATAGAAACCACAATATTATGAACACGACCGCGAGAATCGACGTCATCTGCTCTGCGATTTTTCTTTTTATACTTGCCCGTCGCCATTGAGCCACCTGCTGCTTATGTAGTTCTTGACGTTGGACTTCAGCCCGTTCTGCTTTAACCCTGTCGCGCATTGCTTCAAATTCTGACCAAATCGCCCCGAGCTGTGGTGGTGCCGAGTACACGAGGGTTTCGCGTAACTCAGTCTCTAGCCTCTGCATTTCTTTAACAGCCATGACTCTGTTAAATGCTTCCTGATTTACAGACAGCTCAGGATCACGCGACTTCTTAGCCTTTAACTCTTCTTCATGTACATGTGTTTCTAACTGCTCATGCGCTTTAAAGAAATGACCAAGGTGCCCGCTTAGATCAGCGACAACATCCTTGGCCTGTCCATACGCATCTACTAGTTCCATCCCCTGCGCTTTGTACTCTTGGTACATCTCACAGCCTTTACGTATTGCAGCGGCTGCGGTTTTAGCTGCGGCTAGGAGGGTGAGCGGATCCACGACGTTGTAGCCTCATCCCATGTGTAAGGGCTTTCCATCGTGCCATCTGTAGGCATAGGCGTAGGTGGTTGCCACTTAGCGTCAGCATCTAGCGTCCAGCTTGGGAATGGTTGTGGAGGCACAAACGCATCGATGTCTGCGTGGTACTTGTAGCCAATGCCAGCGTAGTTCTTACGCTTGTTGCCGTTGTAGCTGGTTTGTTTCCAGTTACCGCCAAGTACGCGCTCGCAGAACGCAGCACCGATATGTTCTTTCTCAGTACCGTAAGCGTCAGCCGTGTCTTTGTTATCGACCACGATGACTTGGATAACCACGTTGTTTGAATCAAGCTGGGCAAAATGTGCCATTACTCTTCTCCTAAATGAAGTCCGGTCAGACTTTCATCTGAACCAATGTAACCTTTAACAAAGGTATTAAACGAAATGCTAATGCGCGTACCTTCACCCTGTTTAGTTTGAACCATGTGGGTCAAGTTGGACGGAAAGATAATCAAGTCCCCTGCGCCAACATCAAACCACCAGCTTTCACTATTCCAATGGTTCCAGTTTTCACTTGGCAGTTTTATTCTTTCGTAACCGTCTTTGTAAAAATAAATCTTGTCTAATTCTCTGTTAGCTTGCGGGTAAAACACTCCAGAGATAATGCTGTTTGGGTGAGCATGCTTGTGGTGATACTGACCCGGCTCTGTATAGTTAGCCCATGATTGCGTGATATATGGCGTTACATCAAACTTGGGCGCAAAGACCGTTTTAAAATAGTCCAACATCGCAGTTTCAATAAACTCACGAATTTCTGTCATCTCAACAGACTTCAACAGCTTTCTGTTTTCGCTGGTGGTATTGCCTTCATTGGGATAACGCACCTGACCGATGATGAACTCTAACTCACGGGCAGTAAGGTCACGCCCAAGCTGGGAAAAACCTACCGCTGTGGGAAATAGGTTGTTTATGTTCATGCAACCGCCCTGTCGTACATCTCTTGCTGTCCACGCATTTTGTCTATCTGCTCTTGAGTCCAGATCGTGTTGATGCTGTCCTCAAAAGCTTTTATCTTCTCCATTGTCTCTAACACTTCTTCCATAGTCGGGCACGGGCGTGGGTCTTCCCAACGTGTGAACATGGTGTTGCTGATCTCCCACTTAGCGCCGGGGCGCAGTAGGTGCATAGCTGTGTCAATACCGTAGAGTTGATAATGTTTAGTTTCCATGTGTTTAGTAATTTAATTGAAGAATAACGATACCTGAACCACCTGAAATTGCTGGGCCTCCTCCAAATCCGCCGCTACCGCCACCAGTATTTGCAGTTCCTCCAACTCCATATCCGCCACCACCGCCGCTGCCGCCAGTTCCAGTAATGTATCCACCACCGCCACCAGCGTAAATTACCGAACTTCCTGAAATGGTAGAAGCGGCTCCTGCGCCTCCGTTTCCGCCAGTAGCTCCACTACCACCTACAGCACCGGCTCCACCACCACCAGCAGCAGTACCGCCACTGCCTGTACCACCAGCATTACCTTGCCCAGATATTCCTGCTCCGCCAGGTTTATTAAGTGTACCGCCACCGCCAGAACCACCGGAAGTAGCATTTGTTCCACCGTCACTACCGCCGCCAGCACCACCACCAATAGACGTTACGGAAGAAAATACTGAATTGCTACCATTACTTCCTGTTCCACCAGATGGGTTAGTTGCGCCGCCAGCACCAACGGTGACTGTGTATGTAGTTCCTGCTGTTACCGGCAAAGCTCCACCTATGCTAAAACCACCGCCGCCACCACCAGCACCACTGGCTGCTCCACCGCCGCCGCCACCTCCAACTACAAGGTAGTCAACAGATTTCACACCCGCAGGCATCGTATATGATTGTATAGATGTAAAGGTAACTCTGCTAATAACAGGGGCTACGTATCTGATGATGACTATGCCGCTGCCGCCTGCTGCGCCTACAGCATTGCTGGCTCCACCAGCGCCGCCGCCACCACCTGTGTTTGCTGTAGCTGCTGTACCTGCTGTACCTGAAGCTCCTCCAGCGCCACCACCCCCTGCTCCACCAGCACCAGCACCCGCACTATAACCGCCTCCGCCACCACCGCCACCATACGTTACAGAAGGGCCAGATAAAGTAGATGCCGTACCAGCACCGCCATCTGAAGCGGGGTAAGTTCCACCAACTGCCGAAGCTCCACCGCCACCACCACCTCTTGCACTGGTACCAGAAGTATTATCACCAGTGCCACCATTGTTGCCCTGTGATGGAGTAGTTGAAGGAGTATTTCCTGCTGCGCCTGCGCCGCCAGTGTATCCGCCCCCTCCACCACCAGAACCACCTGCTCCACCAGCAGTAGAACTTGGGCCACCTAAACCACCGTAACCACCGCCAGCAGAAACAACAGACAAAAATGAACTAACACCTCCGTTAGCAGCATTATTTACACC